AATTCCTTCAGAGCAGCTTCTGCTTCCGCTATGGTCACATTCTGGATGTCCGGTGGCTTTGGCTCATCCGCTCCGGCAACATAGCCTAGCCGAACCGCCATTTCTTGATAGCTCTGACCAGACAAAATACCAACAGTTACCGTGTCCCGCACCTGCTCCGCAAAGGCTTTGTTATTATTCCAGATACGGCTAGAGTAGTTCTCACCCTCCCATTCCTGCGCCAGCATTGCCTGCACTTGAGGATGTTCAATGCGGGTGAAGTCAATTTCCCGCCCTGTCCCTTGGTACAGGTCAAAATACGTCCGATAATAGCTTTCTTCCGTCACGCCGGAAAGGGCATCCTCCACCAACTTAACCTCTTCCAGACCGGCTTTTCTGGCTTCCAGATATACTTGGTCACGGAGAGCCTGCAAACGGGAAATTCGGTTTGCATAAGCAGGAGCATCCAGCATGGCACGAAGTTCTTCCTTCCGCTTTGGGTCTGTCTCCAGATGATAGGTCTGCAAAAGCTGCTGACGGCAGTCTGCCGTCTGCTTTACGCCCAAAAGCTGGTTTGCCTGCTCGTTGGTTAGCCGGTGTCCTTGGGCGTAACGGGTGTAAATTTTAGCAATCTGCGCCAAAATGGATTGTATTGCCCGTTGATAAATCCGGCTTACCGCCTGCCCCGTCCGCTCCGCCGCTTGTCCAGTAAGTAGCTCCAGTTTGATTGCCCGCTTCTTCCAGTAATCCTGGTTTTTCCCTAACCGATTGATTTCATCAAACTTCATGGCGTTAGATGTTCAGGATTCCTGCCCTGCGCACAGCTTCTTCCGCTGCCTGTTCTGCCATCTTGTCCTCCCCTGAGGTGGGCATACGGTACAAGTCAGCGTTTTCCCGCTTCTGCTGCCTGATGTTCTCCACTGCCTCTCTGGGGTCACGGATAAACCAAAGCTGGCTGAGTAGGGTCTCATCATCCACAATCCCTTGGAGCTTTGTCACCAGGTCAACGACATCCTCCTCATTGATTGGAGTCGCCAGCGTAAACACTACGTCAATGTCAGTCACTTCCACAGGAGACATAGCCCCGTTGGTGACCAGCCATTGATTATATAGCCGGAACCGCTCCTTCAAGCCCTTTTCCATCCGGCGAATCTTGTTCCGAACCATCAGGTTCATGGTGAGCAGCTTCAATTTCAACGCCTGACCGCTGGCATTTCCTGCGAACTTTTCGTCACTCATATCCACCGTCAGAGTCATCTTGTGCATTTCCCGTACAAGGGCATCTGCCAGCACCTGAACCGAGCTTTCATCGAAGGTCTTTTGAATGTACTCCGCCTTTGCATCCAGGGGCGCACCGTCAATGAACTTCTCCCGAACTAGCCGTTCTTCATCCCCCTCCCGCAGGCTCATGCCATAGAACACCAGCAGGGCATCCACAAACTTTTTCTTGTCGGTCAGGCGGCTGCTCATCAGCTGGTCATAACCGTCAATCAGGGGCAAAATCTGTTCAAAGTCCCCCTGTCGTTCATTGTTGTTCTCATAGGCAATCACGGGAACTTCCCTAAAGAAATGTTCCCGTGTCTCTCCTACCTGGTGAAACACGGCTGTTTTCAGGTCATCACTGCGGTAATCCTTCTCTGTCTGGTCGGTGTAAATGGTGCAGAAATAATACTTCTGCCGATTTACTGTCTCTCTCCGCTCCCAAACCATGCCGAACAGCTTGTTATGCTCTACCGTAGAATCACAAACTAAAATACCGCACCTGGGGTCAATGTATGCCGAGCGGGGGTAGGGCTTATCGTCCGTACTTGCATAGCACAGCTCCAGACAGTCCCCAAATATACCAATGCCTTTGCCCAGCTGGGCATCTGTCTCGCTAATGTGCTGCCGGTCATAACAGTCAATAAGGGGTGCAATGTCAATCTCACCGGTAGAGGATAACTCTCCAGTGTCAGGGCTTTGCCGCCACTGGTTAGCGTTGTATTTGATTGGTTCTCCCAAATAATACCCCATGCCGATATCAACCACATACTTGGCGTAATTCACCGCCACTTGCACCTCATCCACTTCTGGCTTCCGCCGAAGGTTGTCATGGAACCCCAAATAATAGCGGTTGAGACGTTCATACCGCTCCACCGCTCGCTCTGCATTTTCGATTAAGTACCGGATAACCTCCGGCGAGATTTGTTCTAGGTCAGGGACTTCCTCCCTGTTTAAATAGAAAATCAAGAATTTCTCTCCCTTACAGCCTTCTGGGGCGAACGCTCACCCGCACCTGTCCCCGTATGACCACGGTGGTCACAAAGTACCGTACAGCATCCATAGCGTGGTCATGTTCTTTTACTGGCTTATCTATGCCCTGTGCGCTGGCTTTTTCGTCCCAGACATATTCCCCAAACTCGCTCAATGTGCGCACGCAGCTCTTGGAAAAGAGCAGCTTTCCGTCCCGCAGCAGCTCACTGACGTTCCGAATCCCATCCAGCACTCGGTTGTCTGCTGCTTGGACAGGAATCCCTCTCTGTCTCAGCTCTGCCATAAAACTAGCCGCTGACGGGTCAACCACAATGGAGCGGGGGTGGATACCTTCCAGCCAGCGTTGCAGGTCATCTGCTAATTCGCCGTCAGTCTTTTGCCGTCCATGACCAGACCGCTGGGCTTCTCGCCCAGAGAAGTAATATTCTCTGAGACAGCACCACCGTTCACCGCCACGTTCCCGCTGCCACAGCAGGAAGCAGGTAGGGTTTAGGGTGCCATAGTCGCAGGACACAAAATAATCACCGCCGGTTTCCGGCAAAGTCGCCGGAACGTTAGCTCTCTGGGAAAAGCAATCATAAATCACACCGTTGGCAGTTACCCACAGTCCCCGAATGTACCGGTCGTAGAACGCCCCTGTATACTGGGCTGCGTACCTCGCCCGAACCTCTGGACTGAGGCTGAGATTGTCTGCCATTGTGAACCGAAGGCGCAGTAGATTGCGCTGTTCTCTCCGGTCTATCCAGCCTGTCTTGAACCAGTGGGCTGCACCCGCTGGATTGCAGTTGAACCAGAACTTACTACCCGCCACAGAACAACGGCTGGTTGCTTGGTTAACAAAGCTCTCTGGCATCAATGCCACCTCATCCAGCAGCACACCAGCCAGGGTAATGCCCTGAATCAAGTCTTGTGACCGCTCATCCTTACCGCCGAACAGGTAAAAATAATTAGTGACCTCCCCACGGGAAATCACTAATAGATTATCTGCTCGTTTGTCCGTGAATTGATACCCCCGCCCTGGCAGGGTCTGCTTTAGTACCGCCAGTACATTCCGCCGAAAGGAACCTATGGTTTTGCCGCACATAGCAAAGCTCTGTCCATTGAAGCGGGTCATTGCCCACATAACAAAGGATAATGCCATGCAAAGGGTTTTGCCGGAGCGGATTGCACCATCTGCAATTATCCCGTTGGCATCCCGCACAGGGCTACCGTCTGTCCACCAGCTAAATATCTGTCGCTGTTTCCGGCTGAACGGCTGGAAGGTAAACAACGCTGTCACTCCCTTGTCCAATCCTCTGCCGCTCCTTCCAAGGCAGTGAGAAAGCCATCCTCCGGTATATCGGTTGGGCAATCACTGTTCAGCCGTGCCTGCTGTAAAGCAGCGTCTGCCTTCAGCTTCTCTGTCCTTGCCTTGCGCTCCGCTTTCTCTGCCGCCGTGTCACGGCTCTCGCCCAGGATTCTGAGAATTTCCTGCACTGCCTTTGGGTCACCAGTCATCCCCCGCTTTAGCAGCCCCGCAAGTACTGCCGCTTGATTGTCCGCCCCGTCTATAACAAAGCCTTGCAGAGCTTCCTGCGCCTCTGGGCTGTCCGGCGGGAGGAGTAGCAACTCGTTCAACACGGTTCGCATTTGCTTGCGCTTTCGCCGAGCGGCAACGCTAGCTTTCCCTGCCTTGGAAGCATTCGCTCGGCGTTCCTCCGGTGTTAAGTCCTCACTGCGTATTAAATTCTTCTCATTGGACAATCACCTCACCTCGCCCGATTGTGTTTAAAACAAAAAAACTACTAGCAGCTCTCAGCCGCCAATAGCAATATCATAACATTTTTTTGATTTTTCTCTTGACAAACATACGTCCGTATGGTATACTTTAAACATGGAAAGGAGGTCAGGACATTGAGCTATCAGCCGAAAAGAAAAAAGAAAAGCGGCAACAAGGTCGAGCCTGCAAGCTACGTCAACCTTATCACCGCAATTCTTGAGCTGGCTACTTCAATCATTCTTCTTTGTGAAGCATTGAAGTAAACCACAAGCCAGGCGAGGAGGGGAAACCCTCCTTTGCCTGAAGCAAGATTATCACAAAACCTGCTCAATGTCAACTGCCGTGAAAACTTTAATTGTCATTCTTGCAACTGTAGCTCTAATTTTAGCCATCATTAGTTTGGCGATTTCCGTTTGGACTATTAAGAGAAGGGATAATCCTCATGAGTGAATCTAAGTACCAAACACAGATTAAGAATCTACGAAAAAACTACGTCCGCTTTCCGTTAGACTTAAAGCCAGATGTGCTGGAAGCCTACAGAGCCGCTTGTAAAGCCAACGGCACCACAGCTACTACGGAAATCAAAAAATTTATTGCCGCTTATATTGCAGAAAACAAGCCCTCGGAGTAATTCTGGGGGCTTGCCCCTTTTGTGTACCCGCCCTAACCCGCTGGGAATTATCTGCCAGCACCACCAAAACAGCAAAAGCACCCCGATTGGAGTGCTTCTGCCGTATGAAAAAAGGAGTAGTATGAAACCTCTGGACCCATCTGCCAGCAACCAGAATTGCACTGGGGACGGTTGTCTCCCCCAATGGAGATAACCGCTGCCGCTTTTACGCTTGCGGCATATCATGTCAGGAGGGAAGCAAAATGAAAACGACTCTTTCGCTGCTTTTGTATGCTATTACTGTACACCGTTTTCTTGGCTTTTGTGGTTACATCTTTCCTTTAAGTTTAAATGCTCCCCTACCAGCTCGATGAAGGCTCGTTGTTTTCGCTTGGCACTCTCATAGCTCATGTGCAGTTCCAGCGCAGCCCCTGCCAGCGTGTGGCTTTGCCGCCAAAACACCAATGCAATCAGCCTTACCCGTTCCTCGCCATCCGGCAGGCGGCTGGTCTCCTGGACTGACGCTTTCACAGCCTCTAGTTCACGCTGATTCTGTGGGGGTAGTAACTTCATTGCCGCCTGTTCTGCGGGTCGTCCTGCACCGCTGTGGTTGCTCACAAGAGCATACGAGGCGGTTGTGGTCTGTTGCCGCAGAGCGGCAAGCTCTTTCACCAAGGAGGGGTACGCCCTGATAACGGACTTGACATACCCCCACCAGCGATAGCGTGGTTTACTCATGGGTTCTGCCTCCTTAGCTTTTCCCTAAAAATCCAATATAGACACAACAAATTGTCCTTTTTTTACTAAAAAAATAGCATTCTTCTGTTGTCCAGCCTCTTACAGCGAGGAAATCTTGAACTTCACGTTCAATATGCTTTCCTGCACCCCGAAGGGTGCAAATTCCTCGGCTTTCTTCCAGTTCTTCCAGTTGCTTCACTGTGAACACTCCGTTGCGACGAAGCAAATTTCTAGTCCTGTTTGATAGGGACAGGAGTTCATCTGGTTCTTTTACTTTCATTAAATGTCACCTTCCTTTCTATGCTGTGACCTCTCTGTGTCAAATCCATCAGGGTATCTTGACCGCAACTTGTCCACATTCATCTGCAAGACTGTTTCCAAATCGTACCCAATCGCATATGCAGACACCGCAAGGTACCAAGCAACATCGCCAAGTTCCCTTGCAAGATGTTCTGTGTCAAGGTCGTGACCCTGAAACATGTGCTTCTTCACAAGGTCTGCACATTCGCCTGATTCGCCACAAAGACCAAGGACACCATTCACAATCATTGGTGCATCCTGATTCATTCCTTTTGCGGTTCTTAATGCTTCCATCTGATATTCATTTATTTCCATGTTCAGTTATCCTTTCTGACAAAAACCATGTCGCACTTATAAAGTTATGATATTATTGTTTTTTGCTTCTTTAAATTGGTTATGCCAATAAAAAGTTTTTAAAATTAAAAAAACAATTCTTTGTCGCCCTTGTCGCACTGTCGCACTACTTTTTTACATGCGCGTAGAAAAAATATTTCCCTGTCTCATGTCCATTTTTTATTTTCCTCTTATATAGGGTTGTTTTTCCATGTAGACAGGTGCGACAGTGCGACAGCAATTTTTTTTAGCAAAAACAAGCGCAAAATTGAGGTTTTCTTCAATTTTATAAAACACTATTTTACCTATGGAATATATAAGTGTCGCCACAAATTAAAGATTGTCTCTATTTCCCTTGCAAATCCAGCCGAC